CATCAGCGTCTTACGGGATCATGCAGCCAATCCCGTCCCGTAGCGCTGTGTCCATCCCTTACGCTGCCTTGGTTCCCACTCTATGTGGGTCATATTCCCGGTCGTTTTGATGCTTTTGATATTGTCGTAAGCGCGGGAAAGCATCAGACCGTGATGATGGAGCCTAACCCGTGTCCTCAGTAACCTCTTGATCTCGGTCCCTCTGCATTTCTTCGCGTAATTGTTGGTTCTCGTTGCGGACGGATTGTATTTCCGCTCGCATTTCTTGGAACATTTTATTTGTTTTCAGCTCGTTTGCATTAATGCGTTCTTCCAACACAACGGAATGATAGAAGGCCTCGATGTTGCTGGTCAGGGCAGTTTGATACACTGTCTCTGATTCCAGGACCTTGGCTGTCTTGGTCAGCAGTTCTGAAATACTTGGTCTTGGTGCTGGCTCGTCATGAGGGGTGTCCTCTGCCCTATCATTATATATAGGCCCTGATTGCGACTCGCCAGCCTGCCTGTATTCATTCCCCTGCCTTACCTCCGCCGCTCCTGAATCCGTCTGCCGCTCCCGCTCTATCTGGACATCTTCGCCTTTATTCTTCGGGGTAGCGGTTCTGTTTATCCTACCTATGGGCTGCACTATCTTCCCAAACAGCAGCCAATCAAGCGAGGCTCCCGTCATCTCGGCAACCTGTACCGCCCAGGCTGGTGGGATCTGTTCTCTTTTTTTTGCAGACGAGACAGAAGACTGCCTCAGCCCTAGAGCCTTTGCAAATCCAGTGTCACTTTTTGCCCCGGTCGCATCTTTCAGCCGCGCAAGAATACCGGAAAAATTGGTTGCATGTTGCGTCCCGTAAGGTGCAACCGAACATGCAACCTTTTGATCTGGTTGCATGTTCGCGCTAACCGGTTGATTTGGTTTTGATTTATCACTTTTTGTCATATTATTTACACTTTTTTAAGATGCAACCAAATTTTTTGTTGACATCAACCAAATCGTCCGGTTATTCCGGACTTCAACGGGTGAACATTTCCACCCCTTATTCTTGACCAATAACCACATATGGAAGCGTTATCAATGTCCAAAAATCCACGAAGATCTGTCGCACCAGGGCGGCAGCTGATCCTGCCCATCCAGACCTACCCCTCCCAGTCCATGCGGGCCGGGAGCATGGGCCGGAAGGACGCGGTGCGCGAGGCCCTGACAGAGGCTCTGGAGTCCTGCCCCCTGACGAGGGAACAGATCGCATCCGAGATGTCCCGGCTGACCGGGGAGTCCATCACGATCAACCATATCAACAACTGGACCTCCGGGGCCAAGCGGGACTGGCGCTTCCCGCTGGAGTATGCGTCCGCCCTGGTTGTGATCACCGGCGATGCCGGGATCATAGCTGCGGTGCTCGATGGAACGGGCATGGCCATGCTGGATGAGGGCGACCAAATGTATGTCGAATATGGCCGTCTGGTGGTGGAAGAGAAGCAGCGTCAGAAAAAGAAACGCGCCTTGATGCAGCAGCTGGGGGTATAATGAAAAGCAGACACATCAGAGCATGGCTCATCCTGCACGGCATCACCCAGACCCAGGTTGCCCTGGATCTCGGGGTGGGCCGGTCGATGGTGTCCATGTTCATCGACGGGCAGAAGACCAGCCGGAGACTGTACCTGTATTTTGTTTTGGAGCTGGGCGTGCCGAGGAAGTATTTTGGGGAGAAGTACAAGGAAGAGGAAGTGGCGGCATAGGGAAGAACTGACACGGACCGGCACGGACTTACACGGGACGGGCTCGGGCGGAAAACACGGAGGTGAAAGATAGTGAATTATGAAAAGGACGGACAGGCACGAACGAACACGGCCTGTTCTGCCGTGTGGGTGGTGAGAAAGGTGTTTCGCGGTGGCGTCCATGTGGACGGGCGAAGGTATACACATCCCGACTTGCGCGGGCGGGATGGTTCTAAGGTGCGGTGCCGCGTCTCCGGCCGCCGCGAAGTCGCCGTATGGGATTCGTGCGGACAGTTTCTTTGTCGCGCAGGATTACCGCAGGTTTATGGCCCCATGACAAGCCGGAACGCCGATGGCGTCCTGGCCGGCTGAACAGCTTCACCCCTTTACAGCCGGGGCCTCTCTGGGGGGTCACGGCGAATAAACGGATGAGGATAAGGATACGAGAGATGGAAAAAGAGTACACGCCAAAAGAAATAGCCGAGATGGTTGGGGTTACACGCCAGGCCATCCAGAAACGGGTAAAAACCGAATCCTGGCCCTCCCACAAGCGCCAGGCCCGTGGGGGCGGCAAGGCCTTTTATCTGTCGGATCTGCCGGACGACGTGCAGCACAAGATCCTGGCCGAGGTGGCCAGGGATGTCGTGGCTCAGGTTCCGGCGGTTCGTTCCTCTGCGGCTCCTGCGATCGTCGAGATTCCCACGGATGCGGCCATTCCTGACGAGGCCCACCAGAGCGGGCTGGACCGGTACCGGATCGTGCATGAATGGCGGTCATCCGTTGCCCGGTCTTCCACGACCAAGGGGCGGGCTACCGAGGCATTTTTGCTGGCGTATCATTCCGGCCAGCTGATGCCCAAGGTCCACGCCCGGATGGGGCGGATCTCCCAACCCACTTTGTACAAGTGGGACAAGACCCTGCGCGACAACGGCGACGACTACCGCACCCTGTGCGACAAACGCGGGGCATGGCTCAAGGGTGGTCGCAAGGGCAACGGGCAGATCGGCGAGGCAGCCGAGGCCGTATTCCTGACAGCCTGGTTGAACCCGAACCGGCCCGGTCTGTCCCTGGCCTACGAGGCCACCAAGGCCATCCTGGAAAAACGCGGGATCGAGGTTGCCTCGTATGCGTCCTTCCGGCGGTTCGCCAAGCGGTATGATGCCCACCATCACGACCTGGTGGTGCTGCTGCGCGAAGGCGAGAAGGCCCTCAAAGACAAGGTCGGCCCGTATGCCACCAGAAACGGCAACATCCTGGCCGTTGGCGACTGCATCTTTGCCGATGGTCACGACCTCAATTTTCAGGTGATCCACCCGGTCACGGGCAGGGCCTGCCGCATGTGTCTGCTGGTCTGGTTCGACTGGCGCTCCCGGATGCCCGTTGGCTGGGAGATCATGCCCTCGGAATCCACGTTCTGCATCTCTGCCGCCCTGCGCATGGCCTGCCAGACCCTGGGGAAGTATCCCAAGGTGGCCTACATCGACAACGGGCGGGCCTTCACCTCGAAATATTTCATGGAACACAACGAAGAGCTGGACGAGTTGAGCGGTCTGTATGCCCGGCTGGGAATCGCCGTGCGCCGGTCCAAGCCCTACGAGGCGCGGACCAAGATCGTGGAACGGTTCTTTCGGACCTTTGACGAGCAGTGTCAGCGGCTCCTGCCCTCGTATTGCGGGCACAACATCGACTCCAAGCCCGCATGGATGGCCCGGAACGAAAAATGGCACCAGGATCGTCATGCGGATTGGGTGCCCAATGTTCGGGAAGCTGCCGAGATCTTCCGGCTGTACGCGGGATGGTACGCTCACCGGGAATGCCGTCCGCTGGGCAAGGGCGTCACGCCGCTCCAGCTGCTGGAAGCCGGTCGCGGGCCGGGCATCGACTCCGAGGAACTCGATCAGGCCTTCATGCATACCAAGGTCGTGCATCCCAAGCGGTGCCGGTTCACCCTGGCTGGCGTGGAGTATGAATCGGACGTTCTGTACAGGCTCAATCAGAAGATAAAGATCCGGTATCATTGGGCGGATTTGTCCAGTGTGCAGATGTTTACCATGGACAACCACTCCCTGGGCGATGCCAAGCCCGTTGCCGCCATCCATCCCCTGGCCAAGGAATTCGGTGGTGAACTGGACATGCTCAAGGTTCAGGAAGCCAACCGGCTGCAGGCCCGGCTGAAACGGGAGACGTTGCGGCAGGTCGAGGCCATGGGGCTGGGGCGGGACAGTGAAGCCATACAACAGTTGCCGTGGATGACCGGGCAGAAGGAGCCGTTGCAGTTGGAGGACGCCGTGGACGAACGCGGACAGTCACGGATGGGCACGGACGTTGTGGTTGATGAGGAAATCTCGGCGGAGCTGGTTGCACGGCAGGAGGCCATTACGGCTGAGTTGGACGCTGAGCAGCCGGGGTATGATCGTCCCGCGTTTTTCATGACGGAGCTGGAGCGGTACGAGCACCTTTTCAAGGTGTCCGAGATGGAAGGGATCGACTTGATCGAGGAAGACCGGGCCTGGAAGGCGTATTACGAGACGAGCCGTGAATATGCAGAGGTTGCGGCCCCCCGGTACAATCAGTTGAGGCAGACGTTGGAGATGCTGCGCGAGTCGGAGTGTGCGGCTTTGTAAGCAGAGTCACGGTTTAACTTTCAACAAGGAGGAAGGAGTGAAGCCGGTATTTGTTGAGACGGAAAATGTATCCAGGTTCCGCAGCGCAATGCGGAACCTGGAAGATACGGAAAAGGGCCAGCCGGGGTTGGGTGTCGTATCCGGCCAGGCGGGCCGGGGCAAGACCTTTGCCGCTGAGAACTACCACGCCGAAAACGGCGGCGTGTTCCTGCGCGTATGGCAGGACTGGACTCAGACGGCATTTTTGCAGGCACTGTGCTTCGAAGTCAAGGGTGAACGGCCCCGATCGGCGAACCGGTGCAAGTTGTCCATTATGGAGGCCCTGGACCGGGAACGTCAGACCATCATCATCGATGAGGCCGACCGGTTGAACGTACGCCGCATCGAGGACCTGCGCGACATCCATGACCAGAGCGGTGCCCCCATCGTGCTGATCGGAGAAGCGGGGCTGCAGCCGCTCCTGTCCAGCCGTCGCCGGATCTGGTCGCGCGTGACTCAGGAAGTGAGCTTTGGACCCGTCTCGGAGATGGACGTGCTGAACTACGCGGCCAGGTCCGCCGGGCTGAAGATGAGCCCGGACGCGGCCAGGATCGTGAAGAAGAAATCCGGGGGAGACTTTCGGCTTGTGCACACAATGCTGATCAAGATCGAACAGGCCAGCCGGGCCGCACAGACTGCTTCCGTTGACGCGGATCTGGTGAACAGGGCCACGGCCAGGGGGCGGAAGATATGACCATCTCAGCAGGAATGGACGAATTGCGCGGGGTGCTCATGGGACTGTCCGAGGGCGGCCACCGCGATGTGAGTAATGCCATGCTGTACGAGGTTTTCGGTATGGATGATGAGCGGGAGAAGGTTCGGCTCAGGCGTCGGATGCAGGATCTGGTGAGCCACGGCGAGGCCGAACGGGTCGATGCCGGAATGTATCGGTATATCCCGAAGGCGACACCTCGCAGGCATGGCGAGTCATACGTCAGAACATGGCGGGCCGTGCGGAGTCACCAGCCAGGCTGGACACTCCACGATCTGACCCAGGTGACGCGGGTCTCCTACTCCATGGTCCGGCGATACTGTCTGTGGCTGGAGGAAGAGGGGTACATCGAGCGGTACGGCAAGAACGGGAACACCCTGAAGTATCGGGGGACCCTGAAGGCGAAAGAGCAAAGGGCGACGCCCTATCCTACCGTCAAGGTGGTCGATCCCTTTGAGGTCGAGAAGAATGCGGCCCTGGGGCTGGTGCGGGTGTTTTTGAACATGGACCCGTATTCGGAAAAGGCCCGAGAGACGGTACTGGGACATTGCCGGGTTTTGACGGACCGGTTTGCCGGGGAGGACAGATGAACACAGACAACGAACAGTGGCGACCAATCCCCGGCGTACCGTATCAGCTGAGTAACTTCGGCAGGATGCGGAACAATTACGGCAGGATGGTGACACCACGTTTGCCGCTAGGCACAGCAACGGTTCGGTATGAAATCAAGTCGCTTGGTGTGCGGAAGGTGTACTTTGTCGATCAGATCATGGCCAAGATCTGGCCCGAAGTCTCGGGCGATTTTGACGAAAATTGGGTGGCCCGGGCCAGGGAGGCAAACGGACTGCCCGCAGAGCTCAGGCATATCTTGGAAAAACGGGCCCCTGTAGGGTTTACCGGCTGGGCCAACGATCCGTGGGACACCATGCACCTGTGGGATCAGGGCCGGGATTATCGCAATTACGCGCAGTATGTGCCGGTGATTTAAGGGCGGTTTTAGGTGTTAGGTTTTAGGTGGTTAGGAAAAAACAGGAGGACGACATCATGACAAGGCGTGGCGGACTGACAAAAGGTGAAGTGATTACGGAGATCGCGGAATATCTGGGAATCCCCAAGGTTGCGGTGAAGGACGTGCTGGAGCTGTATATGGATACCATCGCATCTGACCTGGTTATCCACGGTCGGCATCGGCTGATAAACGAGGTGGGAACCCTCAAGGTCGTGGAGCGCGCACCCCGATCAGGCAGGAACCCGAGGACCGGGGAGCGGGTCGAGATCCCGGCCAGGAAGGCGATTACGTTTACACCTGCAAAACGGATGAAGGAGGCGGTCAATGGTTAGCCAGGAAATCAGGTCATGCGCGATCGCGCTGGGGTCGTTGTTCGGGTCGGTACGAGAGGAGCAGGCTGCGGTGCTGCGGCTGGTCCGGCAGAATCTGTCCGTTGCGGCGGATGAGGCCGAGGAAATGGAGGGGCTGTTTGAGGTGCCCCAGTTGAAACAGACACAAACGGCATAACGGAGGAATCATGGCACGGCAAAAACCAAAGAATCTATACCCCATCAAATCCCTGGCCGAGGCCAACAAGGCCCTGGCCGAGATCGCCGAAATGAAGCGGTCCATCAAGGCCCGCGAATCCGCGATGAACGACCGGATCGACCGACTCAAGGCCGAGACCGAGGCCGAGGTTGCCCCTCTCCAGAGCAAGATGGCCAACCTGGAAAACGGTCTGCTTGCCTTTGCGGAATTCAACAAGGACGAGCTGTTCGTGGACAAGCGGTCCAAGGACCTGGACTTCGGGTGCATCGGGTACCGCCGGTCCAAGGAGATCAAGCCCCAGCCAAAAAGGACGTTGGCCATGGTGCTCGGAAAGATCAAGGAGCTGGGGTTTGTCGAGGCAATCCGGACCAAGGAGTCCGTGAACAAGGACGAGCTGAGCCAGTGGTCTGACGAGAAGCTGGCCCTGGTGAATGCCCGGCGCGTGGAGAAGGACACGTTCTGGTACGAGGTGGCCGAGCAGGAGGTTCAGGGGGAGGCGGTCTGATGGCCGAGTGGACCAGGAAGCGAGCTCGCCAGACCCTGCGCAGGGTTGCCAAGATCAATGATTCGCTGGGGCAGCTGGCCTACAACTGGGGCGATCTGGACCAAACGATCATCAGCCAGGTGGATGAAATCGTAGCCGAGTTGGATGCCCTGAATGAGAGCATGGACGAGTCTGTGCTGGAAGAGGCTGAGCGAGAGCTTGAGGAGGATTGGCAAATGGCGCTGACAGAACAGGAACTCAAGGCCCTTGGGCGGTTTCTGGAGGCATACGGCGACGAATGGGAATTCTGCGCCTCTCTGGCCGGGATGACCTTTGATGAGGCCGAAGAAACCAGGAAGAAATTGCAGGATCGATAATGCGAAACCCTGCACCCACCTTGTCCGGTGCAAAGTGGGTGCGGGGTCATCCGGGGGCGGCGCCTCGGGTCTGACGAGCAGCCAAACGTAGGGGCGAACCTTGTGTTCGCCCAAATCACGAACGATCCGGGAGGATCAGGCAGCGGAGGACGGATGTTATGCGAGACCAGGGTTTTGGGCTGGTGGGTAGTCGACGGGATCTATTGCGAGGTAACACGTATGATTCCCAGTTGGGAATATATCAAGGCGCGGAGATCAACCGGCCCCCGTGCGACCAGGTTGATCGGGGATTCTGCGTCAAACATTGCTGCTGCTGGCATGGAGACAAACAGAGCGGATGGTGCGCGTGTGAATGCTTCCACCCTGCCGGACCGGACGGTGTGAAACGGTGCGCGTGGACGTATGACGAGATCCGGGACCGTGTAATGCGGGACGCAATGGAGGCGCGGGGATGAAAGCCACCTGCCCCCATTGCGGCACCTATGGTCCGGTCGAATTGTTCCTGGCCGACACGGACGCCAAGGCTGCCGTGACTCTGGTGGATGCGTTGCCCGGTGAGCTGCCCCGGTTGGTGTGGTCGTATCTGGGGCTGTTTCGTAAGCCTGACAGCCCTCGGGTTATGACCTGGTCTCGTGTGTTGCGGATCGTGCGGGAGCTGGACGGGTTGATCCGGGAGCCCCGGACCCAGTGGAAAGGTGGCCGGGTCGTGGACAATCACCCTGGGTACTGGGCTGAAGGGATCAAGGTGGTGATGGAGAGGGACGCATCCGGCAAGCTGCAGCGACCCCTGGACGGGCACAACTATTTGCGGGCCATTGCGTATGAGATGGCGGAAAAGGGGTTCGAGCAGATCCACCGAAAAAAGGAGGACGAGCTGCGATACAAGCCGACCGATGGCCGCCAGGTTATATCTACAGAAGAACAGGCCAGGATGGACGAACAGGCCATGGAAGAGAACAGAAAGCGGGCGTTGGGGCATATTGCCAATCTGAAGAAGAAATTCGCAACAAACGGAGGATGATCATGGAAAATCAGCGCATGGAAAATATCTACGAGGAAGCCCTGGCCACCTGGGGACCGAAACCCCAGATTGCCATGGTGGCGGAAGAGGCCAGCGAGTTGGCAACGGCTGCCCTGCACGTGCTGCGGGATAGAGACGCCATAAACGAGCTTGCCGAGGAGGCTGCTGATGTGGAGATCATGCTGGCCCATTTGCGGGTTTTGATCGGGGAACAGATTGACGAACAAAAGACGCGGAAGCTGGCACGGTTGCGGAAGACCTTGAACAAGGTCAACCATGTCTTCCTGGACAGCGAAGATGACGTAAAACGCATGGCCGGTTGATATTTGACCCCCGCCCCCACGCAGGGGCGGCAATCAAGGATCAACCAGGAGGAAGACAATGACCAGCAGAAACATGCTCAGAAAAACCATGCTTGCCAAGATCCACATTGCCAAGAAGGATCTTGGGTTGTCGGACGATGCGTACAGGGCCATCCTGGCCGAGGTTGGCGGGGGGGAGTCTGCCGGGGATCTGGATTTGGGCGGCCTGAACGAGGTCTTGTTCCACATGCAGAAGCTGGGGTTTACTCCCACGCAGAAGAACAGGCCTGCCTGCCCGGTGAAACGGTTGTGCAAAAAGGTCTGGGCCCAGTGCTACTCCCTGGGGCGTCCGGTGCCCGCGTATGCCGACGGAATCGCAAAGCAGATGTTCGGGATAGAAAAGCTGGTATGGTGTGACCATGACCAGCTGCGGGCCATCACGACGGCCCTGGCCAAGCAGCAGGACAGAGAAGGAGCGGAAACTCGATGAGCCTCAAGGCCGAAATCGTTTCCCGATATGGGTCGGTGTACAAGTTCTGGAAGGCCCATGCCGAGGCCCTGCCCAGCAAGGGCGTGGTCTACCAGGTGGCCAGCGGAAACTATGCCGGGGACC